TATCATCACGAATTCTATCTACTCGTGGTGAAAGAGCTTGTCTAAAATCTGTTCTCATTTGATCTACAAAAGTTGGTTTTGATACTTCAATTCTATTTACTAAAGATTTAGTAAGAGGAAATAAACCAGGAATTCCTAATCTGTCACCTAAACCTATTTTTTCATCACGCATTTGTCTTGCAATACGAGCTGCAGCTGGGCTAAATTGAGCCATAGGATTTCTAAAACCAAGTGCAATATCTGGTTTTGGTTCTGGAGTTACGGTTATTGAAGGTGGTGGGCTAAATCGTCTTGGATTTGTTGAACCTGGGCCCATAACTGTTTTATCTCCTCCACCACCAAAACTACGACTCTCACTTTGACTAGCTTGTCCAGTGTCACCTCTCCTACCGCCTCGTACGAGTCCTATACGTCCTCCTTGTGCTAACATCTGTTTAAATTGTTGTGCTCTAGTTATGGCCATTTATCTATCCTATTTTGTTTTGCCAAATAAATCAAGACTTGGCATTATTACCGTAACGTCTCTCTTAATGTCTTCTGGTGCTATACCCTTTGATTTCCACTCTTCGTCAGATAAGTATTGTTCACCTGTTTTAATATTAGTTATTTTTTCTATTATTTTCTTTGGTTTTATCTCTGTCATTATGATGTTACCTCTCGCGGCTGTATTTCTAATATTGAAGCTATGACGTGCAGCTCGTTCGCGTCAGAAGCTTGTACCTTTAATATCTCACTTTCTTCCATTACCAGTGGGTTAGTTAAAAGTTCTGTTGTAGTAATTGTTGCTATAGTCTTTGTTTTGAACAAACTAAATATGTTACTACTAGCATCCACTAAAGTAACATCTATATTGCAACCAGATCCTGCATCATTAGAAACTAATATAGATTTTACAACAGCTGTTTTTGCACTAGGCACCGTATAAAGTGTAGTAAGATCTGTTGTAGTTAAATCTACTTTTTTATTTATAAAACTATTAGCCATTAATTTAAAAAGAAGTTTTGAGCTTCTACCTCATCCTTTAATTCTTGTTGATATGTAGTATTTAATTTTACTATAATACCATCTATGTCTCTTGTTTGTGCTTCAGCAACGGTGTAGTCATATTGCCTTGCGGGTCTTGTTAATACTTGTACTATCTTAGCCATTATCTACGTCCATCCGGTTGTGTGTCTAATCTAAAAGTTCCTAATTTCCAACTTTGAGATGACG